CACGCTGATGCCGTGGCTCACGCGCATCGAGAAGGCCATCAAGCGCGATCTGCTGACCGAGAAAGAGCGCCAGCAGTTCACGGTGAAGTTCAACGTGAACAACCTGCTGCGCGGCGACGCCTCGGCCCGCTCGACCTACTACCACAACGGCATTTTGGACGGCTGGCTCACGCGAAACGAGGCACGCCTGGCCGAGTCGGAGATCGGCATCGTGCTGAACCCGATCGAGGGCCTGGATGTGCCGCTGATGCCGCTGAACATGACCGACGGCACCGATGACCCGGACGAGGCAGAGGACGCAGCCGAAGGCGAAACCGAAAACGAGGGGTCGAAATGATCGAAGAATTGGCTGCGCGCACTTTTGCGGCGCGCGATGTTGCCCACCGCCAGCACTGGAAGCCCGGCACGCTGTCCCAGCACCTTGCCCTCGGCGAGTTTTACGACGGCGTGATCGAGCAGATCGACGAGATCGTGGAAAGCTACCAGGGCGAATTCGGCCCGATCGCTGACTTCCAAGTGGAGACCAGCCCGGTGCCAAACATCACCACATACCTGCAGGCCGAGAAGGCCTGGATCGAGGAAAACCGCGACGCCCTGGCTGGCGGTAGCCGCTCGCTCGAGAACCTGATCGACGGCCTGACGGCCATTTATCAGCGCACCATTTTCAAACTGACCTACGTCCTATAAGGAGGCCGACATGAAATTTCACGACATCGGCTTTGAAATCAAAGAAGTCAAGAGCAGCGGCACCTTCTGCGGCTACGGCTCCGTTTACGACACCATCGACAACGGCGACGACATCGTGGCCTCGGGCGCCTTCACCGATTCCCTGGTGGAGTGGGCCAGCAAGGGCCGCATGCCCGCGATGCTGTGGCAGCACCGCGCTGCCGAGCCCTGCGGCGCGTACACCGTCATGAAAGAGGACGCCAACGGCCTGTACGTCGAGGGCAAGCTGGCGCTGAAAACCCAGCGCGGCGCCGAGGCTTACGAGCTGCTGCAGATGAAGGCCATTTCCGGCCTGTCCATCGGCTTCCTCACACGCGAGGACAGCTATGACCAGAAGACCGGCGTGCGCACCATCAAGAAGGCCGACCTGTGGGAGTGCTCGCTGGTCACCTTCCCGATGAACGACGACGCCCGCATCGAGGTCGTCAAATCGATGGAACAAATTAACGATTTCAAGAGCGCGGAGCACTACCTGAGAGAGTCAGGTGGCATGTCCCGCTCTGAAGCCGTGGCCTTTGTGTCACGGGTCAAGAGTCTGATGCAGAGGGATTCTGCCGAGGACACCGAAGCCAAGCAGCTGATCGATGCCCTGACGCGCCGCTACGCGGCAATCAAGGTCTGAGAAAAGCCTGCCATCCCTCTGAGCCGCCGCAAGGCGGTTTTTTCATTCCCGAAAGGTAAATCATGAGCAAAGAAATCCTGGACTTGATCGAAAAAGGCAACCAAGCCTTCGCAGACTTCAAGCGCATCAATGACGAGAAATCGTCGAAGACCGAAGCCGACCGCAAGGCCGAAATGGAAAAGGCATTCGCCGACATGGACGGCATCAAGCAGTCCCTGGAAACCATCGAAGCCAAGATGAAGCGCCCCGGCTTTGGCGGCGAAGGCAAAGGTGAAAACGAAGCCGAAGTCGAGCACAAAAAGGCCTTCGATGGCTACTTCCGCAAGGGCATCGAGTTCGATCACGGCATCGAGCAGAAGGCCCTCGCCTCCACCACCAACAGCGGCGCCGACGGTGGCTATGCAGTGCCCAAGGTCATCGACACGATGATCGAAGAGCTGCTGGTGAACGTCTCCCCGATGCGCCAGATCGCCGACGTGGTGCAAGTCTCCACCCAAGACTTCCACAAGATCGTCAACAAGCGCGGCACGGCCTCCGGCTGGGTCGGCGAGACCGATGCACGCGGTGCAACCGCCACGCCTCAGATCGCTGACATCGCGCCGACCATGGGCGAGCTGTACGCGAACCCCCAGGCGACCCAGCGCATGCTGGACGATGTGTTCTTCAATGCCGAGCAATGGCTGGCCGACAACGTCGCGCTGGAATTTGCCCGCGCTGAAGGCGCCGCGTTCATCACCGGCGACGGCAGCAACAAGCCCACCGGCTTCCTGGCTGGCACCATCAACGCCACCGGCGACGCCTCCCGTGCTTTCGGCGCGCTCCAGTACATCCCCACGGGTGCTGCTGGTGACTTCGCCTCCAGCAACAAGGCCGACTTCCTGTACACGCTGGTCGGCTCGCTGAAAGCTGGCTACCGCCAGAACGCCAGCTTCGTGCTGCCCAAGGCCACGCTGTTCGAAATCGCTTCCTTCAAGGATGCGAACGGCCGCTACTTGTTCGACTTCTCGACCGTGCCCGGCAAGCCCTCCAGCCTGCTCGGTTACTCGGTGGTGGAAGCTGAAGACATGCCCGCCAAGGCCGCCAACGCCTACGGCATCGCCTTCGGTGACTTCAAGCGCGGTTACCTGATCGTCGACCGCGTGGGCGTGCGCGTGGTGCGCGATCCCTTCAGCAACAAGCCTTACATCGGCTTCTACACCACCAAGCGCGTCGGCGGCGCCGTGGTCAACAGCGAGGCCATCAAGGTGGCCAAGTTCGCCGCCTCCTGATCCTAGGAAGCGCAAAGGAAGGGGGGGCTTCGGCCCTCCCTTTTTCCATACCCGCGTTGGAGAAAGTTATGCCCCGTCAAATTCGATTCCTCGCCGATCAAGGCGAATTCAAAGCTGGCCAGATCGCTGTGGTCGATGACCAGCTGGCCGTGGATGCCATCGCAAACGGCACCGCCGTGCCCTCGATCGACCCGATCGACGCCCCCGAGGCCGTGGCCGCTGAAGCCGTGCTCGAAACTGTGGCCGCTGAAGTCGCGCCCGAGGCCGAGACCCCTGCGCCCGAGGCTCCTGCAGCCGAAGCTGCACCCGAGACCGTGGCCGCTGAAGCTGCCCCCGAGGTCGCCTGATGCCGTCCAAGCTGATCACCGCGCCGACTGAAGAGCCGGTAAGCCTGGCCGAAGCCAAGGCCCACCTGCGCGTGGACATCAGCGACGACGATGCGCTGATCGGCGCCATGATCGTGGCCGCCCGCCAGGAGGCGGAGGCCGCCTGCCGTCGCGCATTCGTCAGCCAGCAGTGGAAGCTGCTGCTTGATCGTTTCCCCGCGCCCGGCATGAACGTGAGCAGTGCCACCTGGTACGGGCCGCAGTGGGGCAACTCGCCCGGCCCGCTCACCACGCTGGCACCGGAGGGAACGACAGGGTACGAAATCCTCCTGACGCAGCCTCCCCTGATTTCGATCGATTCGGTGAAGTACATCGATGTCGATGGCACGCAGCAGACCATGGCCAGCACCGATTACAAGGTGGACTCGGTGACCGAGCCCGCCCGTCTGGTGCCTGCCTACGGCAAGAGCTGGCCAGGCACGCGCAACGAGATCAACGCAGTGGAGGTGACTTTCACCTGCGGCTATGGCGCCCCGTCGGCCGTCCCTGAAGCCATCAAGGCCTGGATGAAGCTGCGCATCGGCGCCATGTACGAAAACCGCGAGTCCGACGTGGCGCTGCTGCGCGGCTCCGTGGGCGAAATGCCGTTTGCTGACAAGCTGCTGGCGCCGTTCCGCGCTCTGAGGTTCTGATGCAAGCCGGGCAGCTTCGCAAGCGCATCGAGCTGCAGCAACGCAGCAGCTCGCAGGACGACTACGGCCAGCAGCTGACCAGCTGGACGACGCTGTTTAGCACCTGGGCGGCCATCGAGCCGGTCAGTGGCGCACAGCTTGACCGCGCGCGCAGCATCTACAACGAGACCTCGCACCGGGTGACGCTGCGCTGGCGTGCCCAGCTCAACGACATCAAGCAGGTCGGCAGTTACCGCGTGCTCTATGCGGGCCGCGTCTTTGACGTGGGCGCGAGCATGAACCAGGACGAGCGCAACCGCACCGTGGTGCTGCTGTGCGCTGAAGGTATCAACCAGGGCGGCTGACATGCTGGAAACACAGATCACAGGCCTGGACGAGCTGCAGAAAGCGCTCGACCAGCTGCCGGTCAACGTCGAGCGCAAAGTGGTGCGCGGCGCACTGCGCGCTGGCCAGAAAGTCGTGCTGAACCAAGCCAAGGCAGCCATTCACAACGTGAGCGGCGAGCTGGCGGACAGCCTGCGCATCAGCACCCGCAAGGGGCGAAACGGCCAGGTCAGCGCCCGCGTGGTGGCTGGCAACAAGACCGCGTTTTATGCGCACATGGTCGAGTTCGGCACCGCCAAGCACCAGATCAAGCCGAAGAACCGCAAGAGCATGGTGATCGCCGGGATGATGCGCGAGGTGGTGAACCACCCAGGCGCCCGGAAGAAGCCATTTATGCGCCCGGCCGCTGACGCCGCTGCCCAGGAGAGCAGCGAAGCCATGAACGCCCTGAAGGATTACATGCGCTCGCGGATCACGAAGGAAATGGACAAGCTGCCGGACGAATCCGATGGGGTGACGAAATGAGAGCCGAGAAAGTCATTTACACGCTGCTGACCGGCAGCGCGGCCGTGACCGGCCTGGTCGGCTCCAAAATTTACCCCGGCCGCATCCCTCAAAACACCGTCATGCCCGCCGTGTCTTACGAGCTGGTCAGTGGCGTGGAGCTGGCGCCGATCAACGCACAGGCGGGCGGCGTGCTGCTGCGCAGCCGCGTGCAGGTCAATGTGCTGGCCCGCACCTATGCGGAAGTAAAAAACATTCAAGAGGCCATCCGTGGCGCTCTTCTTTTCAAGAGCGGCCTGATCGCTGGCGTGCGCGTGCTTGGCATTACGCGCGACCTGATCGGCCCGGACGAAAGAGACGACGAACTCGGCTTGTACATGCAGGGCATCGATTTCCTGCTGATACACGACGAGACCTGAATACTGGCATCAAGTCAGTTGAAACCCTGCCCGCCTTGAGCGGGCTTTTTTTTTGGAGAAAGCCATGCCTCAAGCATCAGGTATTTTTAAGCAGGTAGCCATCAAGCGAGAGGTTACCTATGGCACAGCCCCGGCCGCTTCGGGTGCTCAACTTCTGCGCCGCGCGCAGTCTACGATCGATCTCACGAAAGAGACTTACCAGTCTTCTGAGATTCGCCCGGACATGCAGGTGGCCGACTTCCGCCATGGCGTGCGCCGCATCCAGGGCTCACTGCAGGGCGAGCTGTCGCCCAAGACGTACAGCGACATCTTCGCGGCTGTGCTCAAGCGTGAATTCACCGCTGGCGCTTCCGCCACCGGCCTAGCCATCACCATCGCTGCGGGCTCCGGCAACAGCTACACCGTCACGCGAGGCGCTGGCTCATTCTTGACCGACGGCTTCAAGGTCGGCGATGTGGTGCGCCTCACGGCTGGCACCTTCAACGCTGCCAACCTGAACAAGAACCTGCTGATCACTGGCCTGACCGCAACTGTGGCCACCGTGATGACGCTGAACGGCTCCGCGCTGACAGCGGAAGGCCCGATCGCCTCCGCCACCATCGCTGTGCAGGGCAAGAAGACCTACATCCCGACCAGCGGCCACACCGATGTCAGCTTCTCGATGGAGCACTGGTTCAACGACATCAGCCAGTCCGAGGTCTACACCGGCGTCAAGTTCAACAAAGTGGCGCTCGATCTGCCCCCCACCGGCATGGCGAAGGTTTCCTTCGATGCCATGGGCCAGAACATCACCACCGCGAACACCCGCTACTTCACCAGCCCCACCGCCGTGACCACCAACGGCATCGTGGCCGCAGTGAATGGCGTGCTGCTGGTGAACGGCGCAGTGCAGACCGTGGTGACCGGCCTGCAGATCAACATCGATCCGGCTTTCACCGGCGACGCTGTGGTCGGCTCCAACACCGTGCCCAACCTGTTCGCAGGCCCCGTCAGCGTGACCGGCCAGTTCACGGCCTACTTCACCGACGCCACCCTGCGCGATCTGTTCGTGAATGAGACCGAGACCAGCCTGGTCGTGTCCCTCACCACCGACAACACCGCAAACGCCGACGTGCTGACGCTGACGATCCCCCGCATCAAGCTGGGCGGCCAGCAGAAGAACGACGGCACGGGCGGCATCGTGCAGACCTTCCCCTTCCAGGCACTGCTCAACACCGCTGGCGGCTCCGGCACCAGCAGCGAGCAGACCACCCTGGTGATGCAAGACACCGCCGCTTAATCCCCGGCGCAACCCAGCACCGACCCGGCCTGATTCGCTTCCTTCGCGGGGGGCGGTCAGGTCGGGCACGGGCATTTTTTAACCTCCCGCGAAAGGAAATCCAAATGAGCAACCTCCGCAACATCAAAAGCGTCATGAGCGCACAGGTCGAGATCAAAGACGAGAACGGCGCCCCGACGGGCGTCTTTTTCGAGATCGCAGGCCCAACGCATCCAAAGCGCAAGTCCATCATGCTGGCCAACCAGCGCCGCCTGCAGCACCAGCTGCAGAAGACCGGCAAGGTGACCCTGGACGATCCGGCCGAGCAGGAAATGCAGGCCCGCGACAACCTGGTGGCCTTCACCCTGGGCTGGACTGGCTTCACCGACGAAAAGGGCAAAGACGTGCCCTTCAGTCCTGACGCTGCGCGCGAGCTGTACGAAGCCGACGAGTATTCCTGGCTGGTCGATCAGCTCAACACCGCGCTGAATGAAAAGGAGCGTTTTATGCAGCGCTCCGCGAGCAACTGATCGCGCACGCGGAAGCGCAATTCAGCCTGTCCAAGCGCATGCCGGACGGGCTGACCCAGCGTGATCACTTGCAAGCCTATGCCAAAGCCTCCGGCGAAATCCCGCCGGAGCTGATCGTCCCACCACTCCCTGGAGGCCTCCATGCAATTTGGGAAATGTTCTTACAGCTCCACCACATGCGCGGCGCTGGCATGGGGCCGTCAGCCATCAATGCGCCCGATCTGCTGGCCTACCAGCAGCTCAACGGCATCGAGCTGAACCCCTGGGAATTGGACTGCATTTATGCGCTCGATCAGGTGGCCCTCAAGGCCGCATCCGAACAGAAGTAAAGCGGCAAACACATGAGCACGATTGCAACCCTAACGATTGAAATGGCGGCGAATATCGCTCGCCTTCAGACTGACATGGATCAGGCCAAGCGCGTGGTCAATGACAGCATGAAGTCGATCGAGCAGGCCGTCGGCCTGGCGAAGACCGCCTTTGTGGCCTTCGCTGGCATTTCGTCGGTGGATGCGTTCGTCGGTATGGTGCGCGGCTCGATCGAGGCCACGGCAAAGCTGCACGACCTGGCGGCTCAGACCGGCGCAACCGTGGAAGCACTGAGCGCCCTGGGCTCCATCGGCAAGACTTCCGACACCAGCCTGGAGACGATCAGCGCGGCCATGAACAAGCTGGCCAAGAACATGGCCGGAGCGACGGAGGACACCAAAGGGGCGGGCAAAGCCCTGGAGGCCATCGGCATCGACTTCGCCACATTCAAGGCACTGAGCCCCGAGGATCAAATGCAGGCGGTGGCCAAGGCCATGGATCAATTCGCTGACGGCTCCGGCAAGTCTGCGGTGGCCATGGCCCTGTATGGCAAGGAAGGCGCCAAGCTGATCCCATTCCTGAAGGACTTGGCCGAGGTCGGCGAGCTGCACGCCAAAGTGACGGCGCAGCAGGCGGCCATGGCCGACAACTTCAGCGACAACCTGGTCAAGCTGAAAGCCAGCGGCGAAGGCTGGAAGAAAGAGCTGTCGCTGGGCATGCTGCCCGCGCTGAACGAAGGCGCCCAGGCTTTGCTGGATATGACAAACGGAACCGGCGGGCTGCGCGAAACGATCAAGCAGCTCGCGGCTGACGGCACCATCGAGAAGTGGACGCGCAGCGCCATCATCGGGCTGTCTTACCTGCTCGATGCAGTGCAGGTGCTGGTGCGTGCTTTCAACACCCTGATCATCGTGCTGGGCAGCGCCTTGCTGGCGACCATCTTGGCCATGCAGGGCAAATTTGAAGCCGCAGGCAACGCGCTGAAGACCGTCGGCGCAGAGGTTGCAGAGCAATGGAGCGACCAGACGCTGGGCCAGAAGTTCCGCGCCCGCCTGGAAGAAGTGAAGGGGCTCGGCACCACCTCAGAAGAGGCCAAGCCGAAGCTGGACTTCACGAACGTGATGGCGAAGAACAAGGAGGGGGCCGACAAGCAGACGAAGGCTTACGCCGACTTGCTGGCCAGCATCCGGGAAAAGATCGCCGCGACCAACCTGGAAACAGAGTCCGGCGGAAAACTGACCGAGGCTCAAAAGCTGCAGCTCGACATCAACAAGCAAGTCGAAAAAGGCACCATCACCCTGAAGGATGCCACCAGCGAAAACACCAAGGCACTGCTGGCGCAGCTCACGGCCGCAGAAAACGCCAAGGCCGTGCAGGAAGACCTGCGCAAGATCAACGAGGAAGTTTGGAAGGAATACCTGAAGAGCACCGACGCGCTGCAGAAGAACGCGCTGGCGATCGAGGACAAGGTGCGCAAGCAGCTGGAAGAGAACGACGCCATCGGCAAAACGAAGGCCGAGCTGCTGCAGCTGGAGATCGCACGCCTGAAAGACGAGGCCGCGACGCTTGGCCAGATCGTGCAGCAGGAGGAATACCTGGGCCTCTGCACCCGCGAGACCGTGGCGCACCAGGACACCCTGGCGGCCCTGAACAAGCTGATCGAGGCCAAGGAGCAAGGCGTCCACCTGCAGGCGGCCAAAGAAGCGGCCGACGCCTGGGAAAAGACAGCCAAGACCATCGAGACCAGCCTGACCGACGCACTGATGCGCGGCTTTGAATCTGGCAAGAGCTTCGGCGCGAATCTGCGCGACACGCTCTACAACATGTTCAAGACGCTGATCTTGCGCCCGATCATCCAGCCGATCGCGCAAGGTGCATCGAGCGCTCTTCTAGGCGCTGTGGGCATGGGCGCCAGCGGAGCGGCATCGGCTGCCACCCCTGGCTCGCTGGCCAGCCTGGTCGGCGGTGCCACCGGATTCCTGGGCGGCGGCCTGAAGGCTGGCTTCTCGGGCATCTTCGGCGAGGCTGGAGTGAGCGGCACGATGGACGCCGGGATGATCGCGCTGCAGGGCGGGAACATCAGTGGAGGCATCGGCACGCTCGCAGGTGGTGCTGCAGGCATTCTGGGCACAGCGGCAGCAGGCATCGGCCTGGGCTCGCTGATCGCAGGCGACAAGAGCGTCGGCGGCCTCAACGGCACGGCATCCAGCGCCATCGGCACGGCCATCGGCGCCGCTGTGGCAGGCCCGCTCGGTGCGGTGCTTGGCGGTGCCCTGGGCGGCATCTTCAATGCTGCCTTCGGCATGGGCGACAAGAGCGTCACCGACAAAGGAATCACCGGCAGCATCGGCGGCGGCGCTGTCACCGGC